AAAGATGAGTATGACAAATATCTGAAAATTAGAGAAGAGGAAGGTGATTGAGTGAAAAGAATTTTTAAATTAGGTTTGTTATTTTTAATAGGAATTTTGATTTACCTAAAAGGAGAGTAATAAGCTATGCAGCGCCATAAATATACATACTGGACAACAGAAGAACTTCAGACATTAAGAATTTTAAGATTTGTGGAAGGTCTCTCGTACGACGAGATAGGTATTGCATTAAATAGAAATTGGCAATCCTGTTGCAATGCAGTTCATAAGTATTTCAAAAAAGAACTTGAAGATTATAAAAACAAGAAAAAATGTAAAGAAGAACTTATTTATGAATTGGCAGAAAAAGGAATTAAAAGAGCGGCTATTGCTAAAAGATTGGGAATAAAAATACCAGCAGTAGATTATGTCATTCATATTAAAAAAAATCGTTTAAGGGCTAAGTAATGGCAACAAACACCAAAAGATTAAGGGACGGCAATCCCGGAAAGGAAAAACTATGGAAAATTTGGAATCTTGGATAAATAAACAGGCTTCAAAATTGCAGTTGTCAATTAAAGAAACAGCGGAATTTATCGGAAAAGGTCAGCAGTATGTAAGAATGGGACTGCAGACAAGAAGACTTAAGTTTGGCTCTGCAGTTCAGACTAGAGAACCGACTAGAACTAGACCACGTGGAGCTTGGGATTATGACATACAGCGAATACAGGTTGAAAGATATGTCGGCATGAGCTACAAAAAATTTTTGGAGTTAAAATATGTAAATTAAAGAAGGTGATGAAAAGTGAAAAAAAGAAACTGGGCATACTGGGGAATATTATGGGTTGCAGTTATGCTGAACAACACACAAGATTTTAAAGATGGGAATTTTGGAGTAATAATAACAACTATTGCCCTATATGCTGTCATAGGATTAAGAATTTACAGCTTTGTAAACAGTAAAGAGTACAAGAGCTGGGGAAAGGATTAGGAATGAAAATGTTGACAACAAGAGATCTGATAAAGATATTATTTCTGGCAGTCACAACGATTATAGTACAATTAGAAGTTATTAGAGAGAATGGCTACTGGATTGCTGGAGGGAATTTAGCATTTCCCGTGCTATTGACAATAATACTTTGGTGGCCGTCATTCTTTAAAAAGATGTAAAAATGGAGAACAGTTATGAAAATAAAGAGAAAATTAAAAAAACAAGAGGAAAAGCGAGTGCTTGTATCGAAGGCAAAGGATTACACAAAGTTCTCAACAGATGAAAATGAAAGAGCGAAGGTCTTTTCAATGATGGGCCTGTCAAAATTATGCAAGCATTATAGAAATTATTTTAACATTCCTGGAATTACAGATGGCAATCTCCTGAGAGGTGATACCAAAATACCAAAATTGAACGAAGAAAACACCTTGTGGTGCACCTTTGGACTTGAGGACATCATACAGAGAAGTTTTAGGAGTATAACAAGGCTTGTAAAGGAATATGACTATGAAGAGCTGCAGAACCCTAATCAGCGTAAGATACAGGATTTTAAGAATGAATTTGTGCTTGCAGAGTTTTCTAAAATGTACCAGGAGGAATTAAAAATTTTAGAAACTAAATTTGGCAAATATTTAAAAACTAGGTATAGAGATACTGAAACTGCGACAAAACAGATACTTGTGATATTTGCATACTACAACGTTTTTAAAACGTTTGTACAGCGGAAACTGAAAGATTTTGGCAAGAAAAATAGAATGTACATTAAAACTTTTATTACAAAAACGGACAAGAAATTTGAGGAAATAAAACAGGTCATCATAGAAGGAGGAGAAGCCGACTTTGAACAGGATGCTATAAGTTTATTGGCATTTGAAGAAGCTGGAATTGAAATTGCATGGATTGGTTATAAAAGAAAAGAGACCATGAAAATAAAAAATAGCCAGCAACTGTCCAATACTGGCTAAGTAAGAAAATGGATAAGTCATTAACTTATAAATTATTATAACAAATTTAGTTGAACAAATCAATACTTTGGAGAGAAGAAACTCCATAAAAAAAAACTTGGCTGACATTATACTTCCTAAATATTTATTAATAATGCAGTTGCCATTTTTTTTACTAATGTCAGCCTATAAAATATAGAAAGGATGAAAAGAAAATGGAAAAGTTAATGAAAGAGAAGATATTGAAAATAGCTGAATTATGCCTGGATATTAATTCAATAGAAAAAAATACGCTGTTTTTCAATTATTCTGGGCATGTAGAGACTTTATCTGTCGATTATTATAAGTCAGGTTGGAAGCCGAACACATATGGAGATGTACGATTTAGGATTCCTGTAGGAGCTGATTATTTAACACAGGATGGAAAGTTGGAAAAATTAAATGAAATTATAGCATTTTTAGAAGATGTAAAATATAAAATAGAAAGAGGAAAGAAAAAATGGAATTAACTGTAGACAGAAAAGAACTGTTAAAAGCAATTACAGGGCTCAAACGAATTGCTTCAACAAGGAGAAACGACTTTCTGGAAATAAAGTCAAAAGATGGAAAAGTTTATATTAACAAAACTGATAAGGACAGAATCTGGGCAAGCTATAGATTGAATAACGTTAGTGTGGTTGATGAAGGAAGCGCATTAGTAGAAACATCGGCGATGAAGGACACATTAAGCGGATTTAACAACGACAATATCACGATTAGCAGTAACGGCGGAGAAGGCTCACTTTTTATAAGAACGGGAAACTCATCTGCAATAATTAACTGTATTCAAGAAAAAGGTATTGAAACCGAAGTTATAGATGGAGAAACCTTCAAAATAGATAAGTCCGATTTCATAGATTTGTTAAAAAAAGTGATTATTGCCGCCGACACAGACCAGGAGAATTTAGCAACATGTGGGGTTAAATTAATTGCAAAGGATAATATTTTGGAAGCAGTTGCGACAGATACTTACAGGATGTCATACACAAAGAAAGCATTTGAGACAGAAACAAATGGAACAATTGATGTTCTTATTCCAATCAAGGTTGTAAACGGAATAATTAAGATGAATACAAAACAAGATTTTACTGTTGAAATAGTGCACAACGAAAACCAGTTTTGTGTATGGTTTGGCAATTTAAAAGTCAAATTTTGTCCTCACAATTTACAATATCCGAATTATAATTCTATAATATCTAATTCTAATTACGATGTAAAGATATTACTGAACACAAAAGAATTTAAAGATGTTCTAAAAAGAGTGTTAAATGTTTGTAAAAGTAATAAAGAGAGTAAAAATGGAGCAACATTTGACTTTCATAACAACAAACTTACAATACTCGGACAAAACGAAGCAGTAACGGTGAATGAAGAAATAAAAACTGTTCAATCTGGGGAAGATTTGCGAATTGCTTTAAATGTTAAGTTTTTACTTGATTATTTAAATATTGTGAAAGATAGGATAACCGAACTACATTTGCTAAACAAAAGAAGTTCGGTAAAAGTTAAAGGGAATAATGAAGAAAACAGTGTTTACTTCATTATGCCTTTGGCGTTAAGAGTTTAACAAAATATATAAATTTTAGAAAGGATAGATTAATTATGGAAATAAAGTTAATAATCGAAATTGAAGAAGGTAGCAGACCTGTGATTGAAAATTTTTCAAAGGCGATAATGTCGTTGGGAAATAATAACATAATGAAAGGTGAAGCTGTTATTGAAAAAATAACAGACAAGATCCAAGGGGGAGAAAGTTCAGGAGTAGACATAAAAGTGGATTCTGTTAAGGAAGAAAAATTAAAGGGAACAAAAGAAGAAAAGATTGAACTTCCAAAAGCTGTTGCGCCGAAATTGACGCTTGAGCAGTTAAGAGCTGGATGTGTCGAAGGTTCTGGGCTTGGGAAAGGCTTGGAGATTAAAAAGCTGCTTAATGAAAAATATGAAGTTAAAAAACTTGATGCATTATCTGATGAAAGATATTTAGATTTTGCTAACGATTTAAGAGAACTGGGGGTAAGAATATAATGGCTATAAATCATTCTGAAAGAGGACACGCTTTGCTTAGTGCAAGTGGGGCTAAAAGATGGATGAAGTGTCCGCCAAGTGCGAGAATGGAAGATATGTTTGAAGATGTAACATCCAATTATGCAAGAGAAGGAACATTGGCACATGAACTGTCAGAGCTTAAGCTTAGAAAATATCTAAGTCCGTTAGGAATCAAAAAATATAACAGTGAACTAAAAAAGATAAAATCAGATGATTTGTATAAAAATGAAATGGACGAATTCACAGAATTTTATGTTGACCACATAAAAGAATTATTGATGAAGTTCAACGGAAATCCGATAAGCACTACGGTAGTAGAAAAGAAAGTGAACTTTAGCGAATATGTGCCAGATGGATTCGGAACTGCAGATTTCATATCCATTGATACAGGGAAAAAAGTTTTATATATCAGGGATTTAAAATATGGAAGAGGGGTTCCAGTATTCGCTGAAAGCAATCCGCAGTTAATGCTTTATGCACTTGGAGCCTACTTAGAATATTCACTTTATTTTGACATAGACCTCATAGATATGGGAATCGTGCAGCCAAGATTGGATAGCGTCAGCACTTTTCAAATTAGTTCTAAAGAATTGATGGACTGGGCGGAAAATGAAGTAAAACCTGCCGCACAAAAAGCTTACGAAGGTGATGGAGAATTTACTCCGGGAGAATGCACTTTTTGCAGGGCTAAAGCTTTGTGCAAGGCAAGAGCTGAGAAAAATATGGAACTTGAAACTGAAATGAAGTTAAAAGGAAATATTTTGACAAATGAAGAACTGGGGGAAATCCTAAAAAAGGCCCAAGACTTAGCCAAATGGGTTAAAGATATAGAAAATCAAAGTTTGACAAAGTTATTAAATGGCGAAGAGATTCCTGGATGGAAAGTTGTGGAAGGAAGGTCAATTAGGCAAATTAAAGACTCGGATAAATTAGTGGAAACACTTAAGGAAAATGATGTTGAAGAGGCTTTACTGTTTGAAAAAAGGTTGCTGCCACTGACACAGCTTGAGGGGATTGTAGGTAAAAAAAGATTTGGAGAGATTGCAGGAGATTTGATTATTAAGCCGAAGGGAAAGCCAACTTTGGTAGTTGAATCGGATAAAAGAAAAAAATATGAGAAAGATGTAATTGATGCATCAGATGAATTTAAAAAAATAGAAGAATAGAGAGGATGATATTTTATGGCAGATACAAGAATAGTAGTAAGAGGAAGATTAAGTTATGTTCATTTATTTAAACCGCATGCGGCAGTTCAAGGACAGGAGGAAAAATATAGCACAACGATTTTAATTGATAAGAGAGATACAAAAACAAAACTGAAAATAGATGCGGCGATAAAAGCGGCGGAAGAATATGGAGTTTCGGATAAATGGGGAGGAGTCAGACCAATTAAAATAAATTCTCCGTTAAAAGATGGCGATGGGAAAAAAGAAGATGGAACACCTTATGGGGATGAATGCAAAGGGTGCTGGGTTATTAATGCATCAGCAAAAGTGGATTACCCGCCACAAGTAGTAAATGCTAAAGTGGAGCCTATTATGGATCAAAGCGAAATTTATAGCGGAATTTATGCTAATGTCTCAATTAACTTTTACCCTTATGCATACATGAATAAAAGAGGTATCGGAGTTGGATTAGGAAATGTACAAAAGATAAAAGATGGTGAAAGTTTAGCCGGAGGAAGAAATGCTCAGCAGGATTTCCAGGTTGTCGAAGATGACGATATGCCTTGGTAAAAAAGTGTTATGCATAGAAGATTAAAATAGATAAAAACAGAAAGAAGGATAAAAAAAATATGGATGTATTAAATATAGACATTGAAACTTACAGCAGTATAGACATTGGAAAATCAGGTTTATACAAATACGCTCAAAGCAATGATTTTGAAATCCTTCTTTTTGCTTACTCACTGAATAGCTCGGAAGTAAAAGTTATTGATTTAGCACAGGGAGAAACGGTTCCTGATGAGATTATAAAAAGGCTTAGCGACAATAAAACTGAATTAAGGGCCTACAATGCAAATTTTGAATGGTATTGTTTGAATCGTGCTGGATTCAAAACTAATTTAGAGCAATGGAAATGCACAATGATACACGCCTATTATGCTGGATTTCCTGGTGGATTAGGAAAAGTGGGTAAAGCATTAGGATTTGAAGAAGATAAAAAAAAGGATATGTCTGGGAAAGCGCTTATAAGATATTTTTCCGTCCCCTGCAAAGCAACTAGGGCTAACGGTGGAAGAACAAGAAATTTACCGCATCACGACTTGGATAAGTGGAATTTGTTTGTGGAATATAACAGGCAGGATGTAGTGGCAGAAATGGCGATAATGAACAAGTTAAAAAGCGTAAAAGTTCCTGAAAACGAATGGGAGCAATGGCAAATGGATATTAGGATGAACGAAAGAGGTATTGCGATAGATACCGATTTAGTTGATAGCTCATTGTGGATAAGCGAATACTGGAATGAAAAATTAATGGATGAGGCTAGAGATATTACAGGACTTGATAATCCAAATAGTACAAGCCAGTTGCTGGAATGGCTAAAAAGCCAAGATGTAAAAGTTGAAAATTTGCAAAAAGCAACGGTAGAGAAACTGATAAAAGAAGTTACTGGAAAGGTAAATAGAGTTCTGGAAATAAGAAAAGAATTGTCGAAGACAAGCACAAAGAAATATGTTGCAATGAAGGCGGCATTAGGTGAACAAAATCGTGTAAGAGGATTGCTACAGTTTTATGGAGCAAATAGAACTGGCAGATGGGCAGGAAGGCTTGTACAGGTTCAAAATTTACCAAGAAATTACATACAGAATTTAAGTGGAACTCGTGAGGTCGTAAAAAGAAAGGATGTTGCGACTTTAGAAATTCTTTATGGAAACATTCCTGACACCTTATCGCAGCTGATCCGTACTGCATTTATTCCAGAAGAAGGGAAAAAGTTTGTAATAGCAGATTTTTCAGCTATAGAAGCAAGAGTAATCGCCTGGCTTGCCGGAGAGCGTTGGAGAAGTGAAGTATTTAAAACGCATGGAAAAATTTATGAAGCCAGCGCCAGCCAAATGTTTGGAGTTCCAATTGAGAAGATAAAAAAAGGGAATCCTGAGTATGCTTTGAGACAAAAAGGAAAAGTCGCAGAACTTGCTCTTGGCTATCAGGGAGGACCTGGTGCATTAAAGGCAATGGGAGCTTTAAACATGGGATTGACTGAAGAAGAACTGCCAGGCATAGTAAAGATGTGGAGAGGCTCAAATAAGAACATTACAGGGCTCTGGTGGGCAATTGGAAGCACAGCTATAGAAGTTGTCGAAGGTAGCGGAAGAAAAGCCGTGAACGGCATTATTTTTGAAAAGGAAGGGGATTTGTCAAATGGGCTGGATTTTTTAACAGTACAGCTTCCAAGCGGACGAAAATTATACTATGTTAATCCAGGAACAAAATTAAACAGCTGGGATTCAAAAGTTATAACTTACATGGCACAAAATCAAACTACTGGAAAATGGGAAACTGCAGAAACCTATGGTGGAAAATTAGTGGAAAATATTGTACAGGCAATCGCCAGAGATTGCCTGGCGGTGTCGATAAAAAGATTAACTGAAAAAGGATTCAAAATTGTAATGCACATTCACGATGAAGTAGTTATTGAAGCTCCTATGGAAACAACAGTAGATGAAGTATGCGAGATAATGGGGCAGGAAATAGAATGGGCTAAAGGGCTACTATTAAGGGCTGATGGATTTGAAACTATGTATTATAAAAAAGATTAATGAAAGGAGGAGGCAAAAGTATGACAAATAGAGAAATATCAATAAGTACCGCCAATAGCAGAAAAGATATGGTGTGGAAACAGGAGAAGCTGTTTTGGTCAGAGTTCATAGAAAGACTTAAAACTCCATTTAGAAGCACCGAAACATTGGAAGAGTATATGAAAATGCCAAAAACAAAGCAGGATGACTTAAAAGATGTAGGCGGTTTTGTTGGTGGAGAGCTGAAAGATGGCAGAAGAAAAAACTCGAACCTGCTAAGCAGGAATTTGATAACGCTGGATTTGGATAGCATAAAGCCAGGAAAGACTTTAGAAGTTTTAAAAAAGATAAAAGATTTAGGAGTAAGCCATGTGGTTTACAGTACTCGTAAGCACACAGAATCAGCTCCTAGGCTTCGGGTAATCTTTTTAGCAAATGAAAGTATGGCTTGTGATGAATATGAGCCTGTAGCACGAAAGATTGGTTCTATGTTAGGAATTTCAATGTGTGACCCCACAACTTTTGAACCGGCAAGATTAATGTACTGGCCTAGCTGTTCAAAAGATAGCAATTATATCTATGAATATGATATAGAATCTCCTATGTTTGATGTAAAAGCGGTTTTAAAAATGTATGATGACTGGCGCGATATGAGGGAATGGCCACAAGTTCCCGGTTCTGAAAAGATGCTGGAACGGCTAAAGAAAAAACAGGAAAATCCGCTAGAAAAAACCGGGATAGTAGGAGCTTTCTGTAAAACTTATGGAATTATAGAAGCCGTCAATAAATTTATTCCAGATGTTTATGAGGTGTCAGACGATGGAAAAAGGATGACCTATACAGGTGGAAGTACTTATGGCGGAGTAGTTGTATATGACGATTTGTTCAGCTACTCGCACCATGCGACAGACCCTGCAAGTGGAATATTGTGTAACGCTTTTGACTTAGTGAGAATACATAAGTTTTCTGATTTGGATGCTGACGCAAAAGAAAATACTCCAAATGGAAAATTACCTTCATTTGTTGAAATGTCCAAACTTGCAAGAGGGATTTCAGAAGTAGCAAATATCGTGAATGCTGAAATATATAATGCAAAAGATGACTTTGAGATTCTCGATGAAGAAGAAAACGACGAAAAGGATCTGTCCTGGATGTCAAAATTTGAGATAACTTCTAACGGAGTTATTAAAAAAACGATAAGAAATGTTCAAATTGTATTAGAAAATGACCCCTACTTAAAAGGAAAAATGGCGCTTGACGAGTTTTCAAACAGAGCAGTAGTCTTAGGAAGTCTTCCATGGAACAAATCAAATATTGTAAGGCAATATGAGGAAGTCGATGACAGCGGACTGAGAAATTATCTGGAAACTAAATTTGGGTTAAGCGGAGAAAAGAAAATAAATGACGCACTCTTATTGAACTCGCACAAAAATAAGTTTAACAAGGTAAAAAGATATTTAGAAAATTTAAAATGGGATGGCCAAAAAAGACTGGAAACCTTGCTGATTGATTATCTAGGTGCTGAAGACAATATTTATACGAGAGCAGTAATTAGAGTATCATTGACAGCAGCAGTTGCAAGAGCGGTAGAAGGCGGCATTAAGTATGATTATATGCCAATCTTTACAGGTAGGCAAGGCTTAGGTAAGAGCACATTTCTGAATAAGCTAGGGATGGAATGGTACTCGGACAGTTTACAGAATTTTGAAGGAAAAGAAGCCGCTGAAATGATTCAGGGAACATGGATTAATGAAATAGGAGAACTTACTGGATTTAATAAGACTGAAACTAATTTGATAAAGCAGTTCTTGAGTAAGAATGAAGATATTTACAGGGAAGCATATGGAAGAAGAACAAATAAATATCCTAGAAGATGTGTTTTCTTTGGTACTTCAAACGACTGGGAGTTCTTAAGAGACCGAACAGGGAACCGCCGTTTTTGGCCAGTGGTCGTGGGAATCAATGATCCTAGAAAATCAATCTGGGATGACCTGGATAACGAAGTTGACCAAATTTGGGCGGAAGCCTACGAAAACTATAAAACTGGGGAAGTCTTAATGCTTACCGGAGAAGCTGAAGAGCTTTCAAGACAATATCAGGCAGAGCATAGGGTATCGAATCCTAAAGAAGGTATAATTCAAGAGTTTCTGGACAGAAAAGTCCCAGATAACTGGAACAAACTGTCTCCTGATAAACGGAGAGATTACTTGAGTGGCAATTACACTTATGAAGGGGACTTTATCTATAGGGATAAAATTTGTGCTGTTGAGATTTTAGTTGAATGCTTCGGAATGCAGACCAAAAATATAAGAAATTTTGAAAGTTCGGAGATAAACAGCATTATGGAAAGCATACCAGGATGGGAGCGAATGAGAACTTCGGCTAGATTTGGTAGATACGGCACCCAAAGGGGATTTAGAAGAATAGCTTCAGACAAGTTTTTGGAGTGGAAAAATCACGAAAAATAAGTTTGTTGACACTTTTTAAAGTGACCCAACACACCATAAATAAAGGAATTAAAGGCTGTTTTAAAAAACATAAATTGAAATAAATAAAAAAATGTCAACAAAGTTTTTAGGTATAATTCTAAGATTTTCTAAGTTTTTAAAAAATAGTTTGTTGACATTTTAGGGAATTTTGTTGTCATTTTACAAAAGATTGTTGTCACCACAAACCTTTATAAAACAAGAGCTAGTGGCTAAAATGGTAAAAAATGAAAAAAAGTTTGTTGACATACTTTGTTGACAATAAATCCCTTTATTTATGGTACTTACTATATAATTTACTACAAAATATATAAAAAACCCTATATAGAATATTAAAATAAAGGAGAAATATTAATATATATTTAATAATACGCGTATATTCTCCTTTAATTTAACATCTCTACACGTGCGCGCGAAGATTGTAGACATTTTTTTAGAAACTCAAATTAATGAAAATTAAATTTATTTGGAGGTAGAAATGCTAGAAAAAGAAATTGAAAATTATTTGGCAAAAGAGATAAAAAAAGTAGGTGGACTGTGCTATAAATTTGTGAGCCCCGGCAATGCCGGAGTACCTGACAGGCTTTGTATACTTAATAACGGAAGAGTATTCTTTGCGGAACTTAAGGCACCTGGTAAAAAGCCAAGACCGTCGCAGAGTAAGCAGATTTTGAGAATAAGGCAATGCGGACAAACAGTTTATGTCATAGATTCAAAAACTCAAATCGACTTTATAATCAAACAAGAACTACAAAATTAGAAGGGGGAGAATGGATTATGAAATTTGTGCCGCACAATTACCAAAAATACTGTATCGACAGAATTGTGAATGGCAAGAGCGTAGGATTAATGCTTGATATGGGACTTGGAAAAACGATAATAACCTTGACGGCGATTAACGAACTGAAGTTCAATATGTTTGAAGTTAATAAAGTTCTTATTATAGCGCCGAAAAAAGTTGCAGAAAGCACCTGGTCTGGTGAAATTGAAAAATGGGATCATCTTAAATATTTGAAAACATCAAAAGTTTTAGGAAGTTTAACTAAGAGGATAAAAGCATTGAACACAATTTCCGATATTTACATAATCAATCGTGAGAATGTTTCTTGGCTTGTTGAATATTATAAAAACGAATGGCCCTTTGATATGGTTGTAGTTGACGAGTTTTCAAGTTTTAAGAATCATGCGAGTAAAAGATTTAAGGCTTTAAAACTTGTGCTTGGGAAAATAAACAGAGTTGTTGGACTGACTGGGACTCCAGCACCAAACGGGCTGAAGGATATTTGGTCTCAAATTTATTTACTGGATAGAGGGGAGCGTCTGGGGAAAAACATAACTGCCTTTCGGGATAAATTCTTTGATTACAGAAGCTATGGAAGTTTTGGGGAATATTCCTTAAAGGAAGGAGCAGATTCAAGTATAAGAAATAAGATTGGAGATATTTGTATAAGCATGAAGGCTGAAGATTATCTGGAACTTCCCGATATAACTTATAATGTGATTCCAGTAACATTGGACAACAGATCTTTGAAGAAATATGAAACTCTGGAAAAGGAATGGCTTTTGTCTTTAAATGATACCGAAGCCATAGATGTGGCAAATGCGGCAGCGCTTACAAATAAATTGTTGCAGCTGTCAAACGGAGCAGTTTATGATGACGAGAGAAATATTTATGAGATTCATAATTGCAAAATTGAAAGATTTTTAGAGCTTGTGGAAGAACTAAATGGAAAATCTGCGTTGGTCTTTTATAATTTTAAACATGATTTGATCAGGCTGAAAAAAGCATTGTCAAAACTAAAGCTGGAGGTTAGGGAACTAAAAACTCCTGATGACGAAAAAGATTGGAATGCGGGGAAGATTGATATACTTTTGGCACATCCCGCGAGTGCAGCATATGGACTTAATTTACAGGCAGGCGGGAACCATATAATATGGTTTGGTCTTAACTGGAGCTTGGAGCTTTACCAGCAGGCGAATAAAAGGCTTCACAGACAAGGACAAAAGGAAAAAGTTATAATTCACCACCTTGTTACTCAAAAAACAAGAGATGAGGATGTAATGAAAGCATTGCAAAGCAAAGGCGATGTTCAAGATGAATTACTGTCTAGTCTAAAAGCTAGGATTGAAAAATATAAAAGAGAAGAGGAGAAATAGATGGAACAATGGGAAATGATGGCTAAAATGGTCAAGGAATTTTATTTGGCTTTCAATCAGGAAGAATTTTTAAATAAGGATATGACAGAGGAAAGAAAGCACTTAAGAGATTTACTGCTTATGGAAGAAAAAACGGAATACATGAAAGCAGAAATAGAAAATGATATGGTAGGGAAACTAGATGCAGTTGTGGATATGGCTTATGTGTATATAGGAACATTATTAGAGCAATGTAAAGGAAATGTCGACCTTGTTGCAAGGGTCTTATATTTTGATACGATGGATCCTGAACTGATTGGGATTTTAAATAAAATTGAAAAAAATAATTTTAATGGAATATTTCTTACAGCATTTAAAGAAGTTCATCGTTCTAATATGACGAAATTAGATAAGAATGGCCAACCGGTTTATTATATGGAAGGCCCTAAAAAAGGGAAAATAGGAAAAAGTGAATTATTTGAAGAACCGAAGTTAAAAGAAATTATTGAGAAAGAGAGGGAAGTTGAATAAGTTATGAGAGAGATATTGACTAATAAGGATGTTTTAGGAACAATAACATTTATAGTAATGTTATATATTTTTTTATAAATCATTTGAATAAAATTTACAGAGTGCAAATATTAGGAAGGAGAAGCAGAAATATATGAATGAAAAAGATATAGAAAAAATAGCAGATAAAATTCTAGAGAAAATTAAGAATGATAAGGATGTGAGAAAAGATAAGCAATTAACACCATTTCAAAAGACAGAAAAACTGTTATCAGAATTATCTTTATTGAAAGGTGCTATTGATTCCAAAAATATGCTTATAGAGGATTTGAAGAAAGAAGGAATATCAATTCAGAAAAGAGAAACTGGAGTTAATGTGCAGTCTAGCAAAGTATATCTATCAGAATTAGAAAAAGTAGAGAATAGGATTGAAAAATTACAGGAAGAAATCGTAAGAATAGAAAATGTGATTAGCATGGTCGAAAGAGCCTTAAATACGATTAGGAACGATAAATATTATAATATAATCGAGATGAAATACTTTGAAGATTTGACCTTTGAAGATATAGCCGAGAAATTAAACATTAGTGTAAGAACAGCAAAAAGGCATAAAAACTTTATGATTAGGCAACTGCAGTTAATTATTTTTTCAGATGATGTGTTAAAAAGTATATTAAATTAAAAATTGGCACTTTTTTGGCATTGTATATAATTTTTAATATGTTATAATATGTCAAGATGAAAGAGTATGAGTTGAGTACTTGTCATTGAATCCTTGATTTTATATAAGCATAAGGCAGTTTAAAGACTGTCTTTTTTTTGTTACAAAAAGGAGGTGGTAGCATTGAAATTAAACGCAAGGCAGAAGTCTTTTTGTGAGTTTTATGTAGCTAGTGGAAATGCTACTGAATCCGCAATAAAGGCTGGGTATAGTGAAAAATATACAAATAAAAATGTGAGTAAAATACGGCAAAATACGGCAGTACAGGAATACATAAAAGAATTACAGGAAAAAGCAAAGACAAATAGAATAATGACGGCTGTTGAAAGAAGAGAATTTTTAACAGAAGTTATTAAAAATGGAAATGAGAAATTACAGGATAGGTTAAAAGCATTGGATATTTTGAATAAAATGGATGGTGAATATATTGAGAAAATGCAGCTGTCAGGACAATTAAATACTAATCCTTTTTCTGGACTTACTATCGAAGAGTTAAGAGCGTTAGCTGGTGGTAAGGGTGGATAAGATGGAAATGATACGGCTGGAAGCAACTAAGGAGCTTTCACGACGGAATTTGCTAGATTTCCTTATTTTTGATGGGAATGGAAGATATAAAAATTCTAGGCATATACAGTTTTTGACTGATAAGGCCCAGCAGTTTTTGGAAGATGTGAAAGCTGGTAAAAGTCCAAGACTTTATATTTGTATGCCGCCACGACATTCTAAATCGGAAACTATGACGAAGAAATTTCCTGCTTGGATAATTGGTAATAATCCTGACTATGAGATTATAATTGCGAGTTATTCAATGGATTTGGCTAGAGATTTTGGGAAAATAGCAAGAGATACTTATAGGGAGCACAGTAAAAATGGGACTGGGATTTTTAATAATATCATCGACAGGGATAAGAGTGCTGGTGATAACTGGGGAATTTCAGAACATCGTGGTGCTGTTGTGAGTACAGGTGTTGGAGGAAGTGCAACAGGTAAGGGGGCACATATCGCGATTATTGATGATCCGTTTAAGAATAGAGAAGACGCTAACAGTAAACTTCAAAGAGACAAGGTCTGGGCCTGGTATCAGTCAACTGTTCGGACAAGATTGGCACCTGGTGGAGGGATTATAATTATCCAAACCAGGTGGCATGAGGATGACTTGGTCGGTAGAATTTCTAAAGAGATGGAAAGCGGTACTGGAGAAGTTTTTGAGAGTATTGTGCTTCCAGCGATTGCTGAAGAAAATGATATTTTAGGAAGAAATGTTGGTGAAGCGTTATGGGAAGAACGGTACGGATTGAAAGAACTTAAAAATATTAAAAAGGCGATAGGTAGCCGTGAATTTTCGGCACTTTATCAGCAGAGGCCCCAAATTGAAGACGGCGGACTTTTTAAACGGCAGTACTTTAAATATTTCGATATTGATAATGACTTCATCAAAACTTCTGATAAAAATGTAAATGTGAAAGATTGCTTTTATTTTCAAACAATAGATACCGCTATGAGTACTCGAAAGAATAGTGATTATACGGCAATTGCCACTTTTATGTGCGACAGGGAATGGAACTTGTATTTAATTGACTTAATGCTTGAAAGATTAGAAGTTCCTGACCAATGGAATGTGATTAAGGAATTTAGGAATAGATATAAATTGAGATTTCAAGCCATAGAAAGCAAAAGTAGTGGTATTGGGATAATTCAGCAGGCGAACAGAGAGGGAATGCCCTTAAAGGAATTGAAAGCCGATACTGATAAAATGACAAGGGCCTTGAACATATCAGTTATGTTTGAAAATGGGAAAGTTTATTTCAATAAAAATTTGGATAAACTTTTTGAGATTGAAGAGGAACTTTTGAAATTTCCAAATGCATTACATGATGACGCTGTTGATGTGTGCAGTTATGCGGGTATTGTTATAAATGATTTGATTCAAAATTCAAAAAGATATATTAGAAAATTTATAAGCGTGTAGAAAGGAGGAAATGTGAGTATCAGGGAAAATGTAGTAAGTGCTTTGGTAAAAGAAATAATATCGCTTGGTTCTGTTTCCTATAGCGGAGATATTGATGATGATACATTGCAGAAGATGTTGGCTGATGTCGATGTGGCACAGGCTATACAGCTTATGACACAAAGTGTAACATCTAAAGAGTGGAAAATTGAGACGGATATGCCTGAGTATCTGGAAACAGCTGAAAGTATTCAAGAAAGATTTAATAATTTTAATATGGTTAAACTTTTGGAAAATGTGTTGAGAGCGGAAATATATAAGAAATCTATATTTGAGATTATATACGGCAAAGATGATACAGGTGGAACAGTGATTGATGATTTGGTATTGCTGCCGAATAAATATATAAAATATAACAAGGATAACGGTTGGATGATTAAAACTCGTGATAGTGAGATTGTTATTGCGAAAGAACCCAACCGTTTTTTAGTTTGCGTTAATGAAGAAAGGCTGGATAATTTACAGGGAAGTTCAGATTTGTTGCCGCTTATTCCAGTATTCAAGGCTAAAGAGCATTTGGAGAGTAAGTTAAATGCGATTATAGAAAAATATGGGGACATTATAACGGTATTCGCTTATGAACCTGCTGTTGAAACAGATCCGCCAGAAGTTATTAAAGCTAGGCAAAAAGATGTGGAAGCACAGGCTAAAGATTTAAAAAATGCTAAAGGTAAAGATGTGCTGGCAGTACCGAGTGCCGGGGAGAAATCGCTTGATGACTTCATAAAATTTATTAAATTAGATGACTTGAAACCTGAAATCTATCAGGAATTGTTGAGTGAGAAGTCAAAAGCAGTGCAAAGATATTTGCTTGGAAGTACATTAGTAGTTGGAGTGGATGGTAATAGCGGTAACAGGGCCTTAGGTGAAGTTCATAAGGAACAGCAAAATTATAAGATAGAATCTAAAGTCAAAAAGATTAGGGACTGGATTCAAAAACTTATCGAGCTGGATTCTGTCTTGTATGGGTACGACCCCAGCAAGTTTTATTTTAAGTTTGTCGAAGAGATTGACGAAAAAGAAACATTGGAGCTGGAAGATCAGAAAGCGAAAACTATGACTGAGAAAGTGAACTCTATAGTTAAAATTATGGAGAGCGGATATGCCTTTACTAAAGATAAGATAGCAGAAATGCTGGGCATGGATGTGGGTGACTTAGTGGAAGTAGAGAAGACTGAAGTAAGTGAGTTCGCCAAAGGTAAAAAAAAACCGAACATCAATAAAATAAATGAGAAACGAAAATTAATTGAAAGGAATCAGGCTAGATTTGACAGATTTGTTGAAAATAATTTTAAAAGATGGCAGAAGGATGTATTGAAAGCTGTACGAGAAAAGATAGAAAAAGCTAAAGACATTTCAGATTTCTATGACTTGAACTTTAACTATGAAAATATACTGGAAGATTTAATGCTGATGTCGACTTTGCAGGGATTTGACAATGCCGCTATGGTCGATAGCGGAGTAACAGAATTTGCAAATACCAGAACCAAGACAAAGAATGCTGCACTTGATAATTTCCTGAAAAAACATCCCGCCTTATATACTGATGTGGAAAAAGAAATGGATTATTCAAGGCAAAAGTATTTTTGGATAAAGAAAGTCACGGATGTCAATGTGACAGAAAAAATATTTAAGCAGATGTCGAATACACTCGAGAATGGCGGAACATTTAAAGACTGGAAAAAAGATGTTGATAAAATACTGTCAGAGAGCGGATTAAAGCTAAATGAGGGATATTTGAAAACCGTATTCAGAACAAATATGAATCACGCCTACAACGCTGGTATTCATTTGAAGGTTGACAAGTACAAAGAGCGTTATCCATATTATCGCTACTGCGGTATCTTAGATGGAAGAGAACAGCAGCATACAAAGGAACTTGACGGGAAAATATTTAAAGTGGGGACGCCTGAAGCTGACAAATACTTTCCGCCAAATGGATTTAACTGCAGATGCTATACCGTGTCCTTAACTGAAGATGAAGTAGATCCAAGTGAAGTTGTAAGTGGAGATAATATTGGTTTAGATGTGGGAAGTTTTGCGGATAATATAGGCGATGTTGACTATATAGAAACACTTGAGAATAGTTATAGGCAAAAGGTGGAAGTATTTGCTGATAAGTTTGACATTCCTGATTTTGTAGTTGCCAAAGCATTGAAAAAAGATGGTAATAGTAGTATAATTGACTCGATAAAGACAGTTAAAGAAGCAAATAGCTATGCTGAAAAAGTATTGAAGGTGAAAGCGGATTATACTGGTATTGATGTTCGCTGTGCTAATGAGTGGAATCGTGGACTTGCGGCTATGAAGAGTAAATATCCTGAAGTTGTGGAACAGATTAAGTTTGTCGGAAGTATGCAAAAGAGAAATGAATTATTGAAAGCAGAATTAAAAAATTATGCTAAGAATAATAAATTGGCAAAAGGAACTAAAGAATTGCTTGATTATGTTTTAGGAAAATTGAATATAAAAAGTAATCGAACAGCGGAATCTTTTCATGTTACTAGATTAGGAAATAATCCAGATGAGAACGAAATTATAAAAATAGTAAACAAGTATGCTGGAATATCATTGAACTCAAACTATTATAATAATTATGACAATGTTATTGCTGAAAGAAAAAGACAAGTTGCTAACGGATGGAAACCTGTTGGCTGTGATACGATGAAATCTATTTTTGATCATGAGTTTGGACATCAAATTGATAAATTACTGGGTATTTCTAAATCCGAAGATGTAAAAAAATATTTTGAAACTAATAAAACGGTAATATCAAAAAATCTTTCTAAATATGCAACTGTAAAAGTCGAGGAATTTATAGCTGAAGCATGGAGTGAATATAAAAATAATCCAAAACCACGAGAAATTTCAAGAAAAGTAGGTAAATTTATAGAAAGGTCGTGGAAAGAGTGGCAAAAGAAAAATTTATAAAGGATTTGGAAGAGGCTTTAAAGAGAGCTGAAGAGCGAGGTTTTGAGCCGGAAGAAACTCAGGAAGAAAGAAATGCGAGATTTGATAAAATGACATCAAAAGAGAAAGCGGAAGCAATAATTGCTGAAGTATTTGAGTTTAGTGGTGAGGGATTTTTAACAGAGGAAGAAGAGAAAGAGTGCACATACGAATAATGATAAAAATTAATCACAGGATGTAAAAAATTCTGTGATTTTTTATTATCTAAAATATTTGTTTTCAGAAAATAGTATAATTTTTTTAAAAAAGTTCTTGACTTTTTACACGGGATAATATATAATATATTCACGGGTAGAAAGGGAGGTGGAAAATGAAAAAAATTGGACGTCCAAAAAGTAATAACCCTAGAAATATAAGACTTGAAATAACTTTAAATAAGAGTGAAGACGAAAAATTAAAAAAAATGTCTGAAATCATAAAATCAAGCAAAACCAGTACTTTGGTCAGAGGGTTAGAACTTTTTGAAAAGAAGAGAGCTGATTTTTTTGAATCTATTTTGCCAGAAGAAGGTAAAACAAAAACAGAGGAAGGAGGTATAAGAATTATGCAAGGATTTGATTCAGTAGGAACTTTAGCTGAACTTACTAATAAAGATCCTAAAGTTGTCCAACAAGATTTAATTGATTCAGGACTTCCTAAAAAAGTCATGGAAAATTTTAAATGTTATGGAGATCAAGTTAAAGTTGATCATGAATACGAAGGAATAAAATTTTCTGTTACATGTACAGTCACATATGAATTTCAGATAAGAGATGAAGTTCATTGGAATGTACATTATGATAAAATAGAAGTTCTTAATTAATATTAAACCCTGTTTAAAAAAAACAAAACTTTTATTTTAATTATTTTAAAATATTAGGTTTTAATCTTTTGATAAAAGAGTTCATTATTTGAATAGAGTTTAATATACAATTAACAAATCACAGTTATTAATTTAGCTGTGATTTTTTTTATGAAAGGACTTATTATGAGAATTACTATAACAACCAATCTCGATAGTGTAGGTTCCAGTTTTAAGGAAAGACTTGGAAGCGTTAGTAAGGAAGAAATGTTTGATGAAATAGCATTTTATATGGAAAATGAAATGCGAAAAAGGTTTGACGGCGGAACAGATTATCAGGGAAATGCGTGGGCCTCTTTGAAAATTAGAAAAGGGAAACCGCTTAATGATACAGGAATGCTTAAAGGCTCTTTGGGGACAGCTACGATAAAGGGAAACAGTGTTTCAATATTCAGTAATTTAGTTTATGCAGGGATTCACGATAGAGGTGGAACTATAATGCCTAAGAATGCTAAAGTTCTGCATTTTAAAGTCGGCGGTACTGATTACTTTGCCAAATCGGTAACTATTCCTAAGCGGCAGTTTAGCGGTATCAGTGATAAAAATAAAGAGGATTTGAAAAAAATTATTAATGATTATCTTGTTAATAAAAAATTATTTTTATAAATTATGATTCAGTTGTATGCTGAATTTTTTTATTATATAAATTTTTTAAGAAGAAAGGAGCAAAAGATGTCTTTTGTACTATTTAAAGCTGGGGATTACGGTAATAAAGGTAAATGGGATAACAAACGCTTAGTTAATCTTATTAATAATAAAAAAGAGCTGGATATAATCCCTTATCATACAAGCGAGTTTACAAAACTTGGAGTATTGAGAAATGAAATTCCGGTTATTGGGAAGTTCAAAGATATAAATGTTAAGGGCGATGAGATAGTTGCTGATAATGTTGAAATCTTTGACAGAAAAGAATTTAAGAACCGTAAGGTCGACAGGCTTTCTGTTGAGATTGAAAATGGGGAGATAACTCGTGTTGGTGCACTTCCTGTTGGAGTTGAACCTGCTGTCAGCAATAGCGGAAGTTTTGCTGATGGAGAGTTTTCTCAAGGATTCGAGATGGATTGGATTAATCAAAATAATATAATTGAATTTAGCGACGGTGGAAGTGCCGAAGGTAAAAATAATAATGGAGGGAAAGACGGAATGAATTTTGAAGAATTTTTGAAAAAATTGTTGGAAGCTGGAAGCGAAGACAAGATAAAAGCAGTCAATGAAGTATTGAAAACCTTGTCTGAAGAAGAATTGAAAAAAGTTGAGATTCCAAAAGATAAAGGGCCTGATAAAACTGAAGACGAAATCAGAGCGGAAGTTAAAAAAGAGTTTGCAAGGGAGCAGGAAATAAGAGAATTTATGTTGAAAAATTCTAACAAGATAACACCTGCCTTGAAAAAATTAGGGATTGAAGAGTTTGTTAAACAATCTTTTGAAAATAATGACGGCGTTATTGAATTTTCTGTAAATGGCAATAATCAATCAGTTAAGTCGAGCGATATTTTATCTAAACTGTTTGAAAACTTGCCAAGTTTTGGTGGGCATAAGCCGCTGGAGTTTGGCAGCGATGACGAAGTTTCAAGACAGCAGCAAATGATAGCCGATGAAATAGCAGGATATAAAGCTAGAAATAATATTAAATAATAAGGAGTGGTGGATGTGAAAAATAGAGTTAAATTTTATGGTGAAGATAAGAAAAAGGATATTGTGCTAAATGAGTTTTTTCCAAGAAAAACGGTTACATTGGCACAAGGTGAAGTTATAAAATACGGTCAGGCATTGGTTTATGATACAACTACTGGGAAATATAAGAAATATGATTCCAGCACACCTGGAGGTAAGTTGCCAAAAACTTTTTATGTTGGTGCGGATGAAGATGTGGATGCGACAACTGAAGATGTCAAGATTCAAGTTGTAAGAGCTAGTGATATTGATGGAAAACTTGTTGTTGGAGTGACTGATACAGATTATGCGGCACTTGATAACCTGGATAAATACGGAATAAATGTAAGATTTGATAATATTGAAGCAAAATAACAGAGGAGATGATTATAGATGTTAAACAATATACAATTAAAATTAATGGCTTTATATGCGGTTGTAGAGCCGAAAGTTCAGACGCACTATCTGGACAGATTTGGAAATGCAAATCCTGAATATATGAGCGACAATGAAACGATTCTTTTAAAAGATTTGAATGATTACTTGGTTGAAGCAAGTATTATTGAGCGTGGAAGTGAAATTCCTTTCATAAAGGTAAATGGTATGGAAAGTATGGCAATTACGCCTGATATTGTGGCTGCTTCTTATGAATTAAAACCTATTATGAATGGTGGAACTGCTACCTTTATTAATGGTCAAATGGTTGATCCGCAAAAATATCAGGAAGACAGATTGCTTTTAAAATTGAAAAATGCAATGTTGAAAACTAAGGAAAAAATGGCTGCTAATGCTTTCTTGCAAGGGAAATATGTTCAAGCAAATTCTCAAACTGAAATTGATTTTAAATTCAATAATCCGATTGCAAAAGATGCCAAGAAAATTAATAACTGGGTTACTTTTTTCTTTGACATAATTGATGACTATGAGAAAAAAAATGGAGTAATGCCGGACAGAATTGAACTAGGGAGAACTTTATTTGATAAGTTAATCAAAAACAATGAATTTATTGAAGTTGCAAAAGCCTATTCCAATTCAATTGGATTATCTGCTGATGAAAAACAAGTTTATTTAGACTTGCTAGGACAAAGAATTTCTAAATTGAGAACAGCTCAAGACTTTAATGGCAGAGATATTGCAACTGACAATATGATTTATTTATCAAATGACAATGCCTTAGTTCCTGTATTTGCGGCACTTGAAGCGGTGGATGCAACAGGAAAACCTTTTGTATTTGTTGGACAGGAAATTCTGGATGAAACAGCTGCCAATAAAGAGACTGCAAGAGCTAAAATGTTCTGCAAATCAGCATTTGCTCCAGTAGTTGCTATTAAAGATTTTATTGTCAGATATGAAATTTCTAATGTGGATAGCATCGCCATTGTTCCCAACTCAAAATAGGAAGTGATTGATTATGCTGGAAAAGGTGGGAGGGACTTCTGGAAATGGAGCTGCTCCTGAACTTGATGAAAAGTTGTTAGAAAAAATATCCTATATTCCTAAAGTCGTATCTATTGAAGTTTGCAGATATTCCAAAAGGACGGCTCAAGAATTTATTGATTATATAAATAATCAGCTTGTCCCGGATTGTAAAATTTTTGTAACGATTTTTATAGGTGATGAGAAATATAAATTTTTGGATTCCGAAACAAAAAGAGTATTAAATGAGCTTTATGTGGCTTGGAAAATATATGAAAGCTTGGAAAAAGAAAAAATTTCAGAAGATAAGAGAGATACACTCTATAAGCTGCTGGAAAGTTTGAAAGGAAGTTCTGAAGATGGCAGCGGTTCAAGTCTTTTGAACGACAATAGATATGGACGGATTTATAGATTTTAGGAGCTGATGTGATGTTTGACATAGTATTTAAAAAATTTAAGGAAGAGCTGGAAAAAGATTATCCTGATTATGCGTTTTATATAACAGATGACTTGGAAGCCGAGGATTTTGTGATAAATTCAGTAATTTGTGAAATAAACGGAATTATTGTGAAAAATGCTAAAGAATACAGTGCAATACTGAATTTTTATATTATAAAGCCTAAAGTGCAGGATGACTTGGGGAACTTTATTTTGCAGGCGCTGGATATTCAAAAGAAAATACAAGATTTAGATGAGAACAGGAGAATATTCTTTTCTGAAAAAATGAATTTACAATTTGGAGAACTGAAATCAGTAGAAGCAAAAGAAACTTTGAGAATATGCCTTATAACTGGGACATTTGATACAAGTTTTCCAATAAAATATGCGATTGACAATATGAAGGAATATAGTCCAGCTAAGAATATATATTTAAGTAAAAGGAGTGATGAGTAATGAACGGAAGTCCAAAATTTGTTTTGGAAATCGAAGAAAGAGCGGGAACTGCCATTGCCAGAAGTGAGCAAGGAGTCATAGGAGTAGTGCTGTTTGACAGTACAAAAGATGACAGGGATTACACTTTTAACAGCAGAGGAGATGTGCGACAGACAGACTGGAGTACTGAAAATTTTAATTTATTAAAAGATTTGGCATTTGTTGGAAGTCCTTATAAAGTTATTGTTAAAAGAGTAAAGGAAGATGAAAGGGAATCAATAAAAATAACAGATGTCTTGAGTGATTTGGAGAGTAGAGTTGACAGTATAGTTATACCAAGTGCAACAGAAAGCGAGACAGATAATTTAATAAGCTACGCTAAAAGCAGACATAACACAGAATTGGGGAAATTAGCACTGGATTTTGACCAGGCCCACTTTTTTGTATTTGTTGCTTCGGATAAAGTGCCGGACCATCATGCAGTGGTAAATTGCGGCATAACAGGAGCAACTGTGAACGGTCATACATATAGCGATAAAGAATTTGCACTTGCTATTGCTAGTATGGAAGCGGGATGTCCTATTTCAAGAAGTATTACAAATATGAAAATGGGATTCTTGGAAAAATGTGATGTTCCAGCAGAACCAGGTAAAATAACTAAACAAGGAAAAATAGCAGTCAATGTGCAAAAAGATGACAGCGGAATCAGCTATTATGTGATTAATCGTGGAGTTACCTCATTTATAACGCCTGATACTACTAGACAGCGTAGATTCAGCAAGGTTAAAGTCGTAAGAAGTTTATTCACAATAATTGAGGATTTGAAAAAATCTTGGAATGACTATAAAGGTGCAAGATTAAATGGCTATTTAAATAAAATGGCTTTTCTAAATGCGGTCAATGCCTACACACAAAGTCTTATGAATCAAGGAATATTAGACCCTGATTATTCAAATTCTTTTGATATTGATGTGGAGCGGCACAAATTATATTTGATGACAGAAAAGGGTATATCGAAAGAAGAAGTGGATAAAATGAGTGAAGCTAAACTTCGTAGAATTAATACGGTTGATGTAGTTTATGCAAAATGTGATGAATTAATGCCGCTTGACTGTATGGAAGACTTTTTTGGAAAAGCTATAATTCAAAGTTAAGAAAGGAATGATAAGGAATGGATATATTTAAGGCAAATCAAGTAATCTCTGGCTCACATGGAACGCTTATGATTGATGGAGAAGTATTTGCGGAAGTATCTGAAGTGAAAATAGAGACTAAAATAGAGAGAAAAGAAGTTTGGCTTCCTGGAGGACAGAAAGGTGAAAAGATTGTTGGTGCTAGCGGGGAAGGTACTATTAAAAGATATAAGTTAAATTCAAATTGGTTTAAGAAATTTACAAAATTAGCTAAAGGGAATGAAGTGTATTTTGAATTATATTTCCAAGTTGACGACCCTGATGTTGCAGGTGCTGAAGCAATTAGAATTACTGACTGCTGGAATAAGGACGGGTTTTCTATAGAAGCTAAGCGTGGGGAAGAAATGGACGAAGAATTGAAAATCGGTTATCTTCCAATAAATCTTAAAGCGGTTGAATTAATTTAGAAGGGAGAAATGATTCAATATGGATTTAAAGGAATTATTGAAAAGGCGTGAGGAAGCGAATAAAATTCGTGAAGAAAAATCATTGGTAGAATTTACTTTAGAAAGCTATAAAGATACTGTCTTTAAATTAAAAGTTCCTGACTTTAAAGCCTTTATAGAACTTTGCAGTAAAATTGGAATTACGGATTTTACTATTTCAAAAAAAGAAATAGAACGAATATTTGCCGAAAAAATTACAAAATCAAATGCTGTTATTTGCGATTATCTATTTGATACTTTCGTGGAACCTAATTTTACAGATTTGGCAGGGGAGCTGATGGTGGAACTAAAAGCGCAAAGCAGAGCAGGGATTATTAAAAGTTTTTTTACCGATAATGAGATTATGGAAATATTAATTTTAGTTATAAATAAACAGACCGCTCTTTTTGAAAGCAGTAAAAACCCAAATGTTGTAGAATTAAAAAAAAAATAAGTCAAAATATTTTTGATTCTGAACTTAATGCAATTATTTACTATATGCAAAAGGGCTGGACACCTGCTGATTTTAACCAAATACATGACAGTTATATCTGGGATTATTACATAGCGGCTTATGAGATTTTACAGGAAAAAGAAAACGAGAGATTTTCCGAATACTCTAAAATGGGGGTGATGTTGTATGGCGGATAGTGGAAATGTCGTGGCTATGGAAGTCAAGGTTGACGGGATAGACGAAGCCATATCAAAATTCAGTTCACTTGCAAAAAGTTTCGGAGAATTGTCACAGGCGGCTGAAACGGGCTCGGCTAGCAATGAAAAATTAGGAGAAAGTTTATCAAAAGCGGCAGATAGTGCTAACTCTTCAGGAGAAAAAGTAAAAAAACTAGGAGATGACGCACAAAAGACCGCAACAGATACAGAAAAACTTTCCAGCAGTTCTAAAAAGGCTTCCGATGATGTGAAAAAACTGGGAGACGAAGCGGGAAAAAGTGGAGAACAAATCAAGAAAGTAAAACCTGCTGCCGAGGGAACAGGAAATTCGCTGATGAAAGCTTTTGGTGGTAAAGTGGCTTCGCTTATAAGTGCGATAGGGGGAAAACTTAAATTTTTAATAGAACCTTTGAAAAAAATAGGAAGTCTTGGAAAAAAGGCTTTTTCTTTTTTGACTGGGGGTCTTGGTGGAAGTATAGGGAATTTTGCCACTAAATTAAAAAATATTGCGAAGGCATCGGCTGAAGCTGGTGCGAGTGGTGGCGGAGTAGGAGCGCTAGGTTCTGCATTAAGTGGAATTGCAGGACTTGCAACTGGTCCCGTTGGAGCAACTGTTGTTGCGATTGGTGCTCTTACTGCCGCAACAGCAGGTTTTGCTGTAAAAGCTGTACAGGCTTCTGGGAATTTTCAAAAAGGAATGAACATGGTTTACACGATGTTGCCGAATGCTTCACAGCAAACTAAAGATAAATTAAGCAAAGATGTATTGGATTTATCTCAAAAGTATGGACAAGCGGCTGATAATATTTCCGCTTCGATGTATCAGGCTTTATCTGCCGGCGTTGCGGTCAATGATGTTAAGGGATTTCTGGATGTAGCACAGCAAGCAACTATAGCATCTGGTCTGAATGATACAGCAATTGCTGTGGATGGTATAAGTTCGGTTGTAAATGCCTTTGGTGCTAAGAATATAAGTGCCAAAAAAGCAAGTGATTTAATGTTTACGGCAGTAAGAAAAGGTAAAACTACTTTTGGCGAAATGGCGAGCAGTATTGCTCAAGTTTCCCCTGTAGCAAGCAGCTTAGGAGTACAGTTTAGTGATTTGACTGCTGTAGTAGCAACTATGACAGCAAAAGGAACACCTACAAGTGAGACAATGACACAGATGAAAGCTGCGTTTAGTGAATTTTCAAAAGGTTCGTCAAAGGCTTCTAAAGAATTTAAGGCCGCAACAGGTAAATCGTTTAAAGATTTTATAGCACAAGGTGGAAATTTGCAGACTGCTATGCAGGCATTGGATCAGCGTGCACAAAAAAGTGGTAAGAATATTAATGAATTTTTTGGAAGTGTTGAAGCAGGGTCATTTGCCTTGTCTGTTACTGGAAAAAATGCTAAAGATTTTGCAGAAAATATGAAAGAAATGCAAAACTCTGATGGCGCAACTGAACAGGCATATAAGCAAATGGACCGAGGAATAGGACCTTCGATTAATCGGATGAAGGCTTCGATGGCAAAAGGAATGATAGATGCAGGACAAGCGATAACTCCAATGGCAACACAAATAGTTCAAAGTTTTGAAGGAGCTCTTCCGGCAATAGGATCGGCATTTTCGAGTATAGGGCAATCTTTTTTACCTCTTATAAGTGGATGGGCTAGTGCAATTAGTGGTTTTTTTCAATCCATACAGTCAAATGCTAGTCAATTTAGTTCAATTTTTCAGGCTGTTGGAAGTGTATTGGCTGTTATATTTTCAAGTATTGGAGCTGCAATATCTATTCTTGGATCTATATTTAGTGCTGTATTTTCTGTTATAGGAAGCCTTCTTAGCAGTTTTGCAAGTGCTGCGGGACTTGCAGGTTCGCAAGGGCAAAGTTTTGCAAGTACTATATCAGGTGCATTTAGCACAATAGCTAGTGTAGTTGGAGGAGCTTTGCAATTTATAATGCCCCTCTTAACAGGGTTGGCCCAAATAATCGGTGGCGTGCTTGGATTTGCTGTAAAAGGGATTATAAATACTTTTTTATTCTTTGGAAAAATTATTTCAAAAGTTGGTGGATTCTTTAAAAAATTATTTGGAAAAGATGATGCTCAAAAGGCTACTGAATCAATAAATGAAGTTAAAAAGGGTATGGAAGAATTGAATGCTGAAGCGGCAAAACCAGCGCAAAAACAAGTTGATATAAATGCACAAGTCAATACCCAAATAGCACAAGCGGGGACTAATGCCCAGCCAGCAGGAACGTCGTTTCAACAAGTTCAACAACCTCCAGCTCCCGCACAACCCCAAACCGTAAAACTTGATCCAACGGCAAAGGTCCAAATCGACCCTGCTTCGCTTGCAAATACCCAAATGAAAATAGACCCAAGCGCATTCAATGAAATGCAGATGAAAGTTGATCCTAGTTCATTTGCGAATACTCAAATGAAAATAGATCCTGCGGCTTTTAATAATTTACAGCAAGCAGTAAAACAAGTGAGTGCAGATATAAAAGGAAATCCGCTTGATACTACTAGAAACAGTATTCTAGGAGAAATCAAAGGTCAGATTAGCGCATTGAAAGGTGAAATCGCTTCCACTAGAAGTGCAATTGTTGGAAAATTAGGAGAAGTTGTAGGAGCGGTAAGGGCTATTAAAATTAATGTTAATGTTCCAGCGGCTCCAAGCGGAGATGCGATAGCGAATAAAATTGCAGCAAGTTTGCAGAAAGGATAATAGGTTATGGGACTACTGGATTATAAAATATTTATTAAATTTGACGAGAATGTTGATTATAAGGAGCTGGAATTTTTAGGAAATAAATCATTTAATACAATGGATTTTTTATCCCAAAAACTTGGTGACAACAATTTCATTGAAAAAGCGAAAGGAATGTTAGCTAGTGGTTTGAATGATTTAAAAGGAAAAGTTGACAGTATAGCAGGTGGAAATGCCTTATTTTCACAGATAAATAGTAAGATATCAGAATTAAAAGAATTTTATCTTTTTCCGGTTCCACCTAGTGAGATGAAATTTAAAAGTATCGGTGGATGGGAAAGTATAGATACCGTAAATGGTATATTAAAACTTAAAAATAAGAAGAAATTACAGTCTCTAGCTTTTAGTTCTTTTATTCCGGAACAGAAATATAAATTTGCGGCGCACCATTTGCTTGACCCGTTTACAACATTCCTGTTATTTAAATCACTGGAAATATCTGATAAGCCGATACGGGTTATTTTAGTAGGGAAATTAGGGAAAGGAACTCTTAGTTCTATTTTAAATCCTGTTGACTTGAATTTTCTTGCAACTGTGAATAAATTTGAGTGCAGTTTTGACGCTATCGGAACTTTAAATTTTGATATTGAGTTTGAAGAGTTTCCAGAGTTTTCAGATATAGAAGAAGCTGAGGCGACAGAAGAAAAATTATTTTACAAGGTAAGTGGTAAAGATGAAAATAATAGTAACTGATCCGGACAGTAAAAGATATGATTTGACAAGCATTGTAAAAGATAATATTCAGTTATCAAGCAGTATCGACAATATTACAGCACAAATGGAGTTTGAACTCGCTTACAATTATAGGGAAGATATGCCATATCACACAATAGACTTGGATAAAGGAGCTTATTTTGTGGAACTTTATGACAATATGGAAACTCTAATATTTCAAGGAATAATTCCTAAAATTAGTGTGAGCAGCAAGGCTCCTAAATTTACAGTTTATGATCCAGCTTTTTATATTTCAAGAATATCTGAAATATTTCAATTTGATAATTTAGAAGCGGACAAATGTATAAAAAAGATGTTAAATGAATTTGATATGCCTGTTGGAACTATCGAACCCTGCAGTGTGAAAATTGATGAATATTATTACAAGGAAAGTATCGCAGATATCATTAAAAAAATAATAGAAACTATAAAAGAAGATTCCGAGGAAAATTGGTATTTTTATTTTGCGGATAATGCTTTTCATTTTGCTAAACGAAATAGCGACAAATATTTAGACGGTAAAATACAGCCCAAGGAATATAAAATTTCTATTGGTGATGGATTTGTAAATATTTTTAATTTTATAAAAGATCCTAATTATTCAGTAAGTTTTGAAAATATGAGAAATAGTGTCATTGTCGTGGATGGAGATGATGAAAAAATGAATAAAGTTGATACAGCGAGAGATGAAGAAAATATCAAAAAATATGGATTGCTACAACATATGGTAAAACAAGAGAAGAACAATCAAGATAAGTCAGCTAAAAAAGGTAGAGAAAAGACCAAAAGCAATAAAACTGATAAAAAAGAGGATAAGAAAAATAATAAAAAAGCTGAAAAAACTAGGGTTAAAACTTCTAAACGAAATAAAGCAAGAGGTAAGAAGTAATGGCTAAAAACACAAAAAGAAATAAAAAAAGTAGCAAAAGTTCTAGTAAAAAAGATAATAAAGCTAATAAGAAATCTGGTAAAAGTGCAAAAGATAGTAAAAAATCGAAAAAGAATCAAAAAGAGAAAAAACCCATAAAAGCTGCAAATGTTTTAAAAGAAAAAAATAAACTTGAGAAAACATTTACTTTAACAGTTCCTGGAATACCAGTTTTAAGAGCAGGAGATTTGGTTAAGGTTCCTAAAAATAGCACCGGTATTGCTGGAATTTTTGAAGTTAAAAGTGTGAATCATAATTTTAGTCAAAAATACAGTTTTTACGGAATGGGGATATATTTTATGAGCTTAACTTTAAATTTAGTAGCAGAATTGGAAGAGAATGAAGAAGAAAGCGAGTGATTTTTATGGATAAAGAAATGTTGCAAACTGGAGAAGCAAAACATTCAGAACCTAATAAGGCATTTGATAATTTAGCTCGGATTTTAAGGAAAAATTTTGGCAATCCTGATTGGAATGGGCCTTTTTTGGGAAAAGTTGTAAAAGCACCTCCAAATTTAGAAGTTCAAATTGATGAAAGAATAATATTAAAGGCGGATAGAATTGTTGTAGCTTTTGAAAAAGTAGCAGGATATACCAGAGAATTTGAAGTTGAAGGGAATATTGAAATAGATGTGACTGATAGTGAGAACACGGATTCTGGCGGAAACATACATAATAAGATAGCAGCAAAAGGGACATATAAAGCTAGTGGAACAAATAAGTGGACTGATGAATTAAAAGTTGGAGATGAAGTTATCTTAAATGAATTTAAAAATCAGAAGAAATTTTATTTAGTAGACAAGGCTTATTATTATAATAAGGCAGGTGGATAAGATGTTACCTAATTCAGCGATTACAGCTCTTGATATATATTCTAATACCAAGAATTTGGAATACGACAATTCTGAAGTTTATTTTGATTTGAAATGGGACTTTAAAAAAGGTGATTTTGTTTATGAAAAAGGAACCCCGGTTCTTTTAACAACAAAAAAGGAAATTGTCAAACAATGGGTTATTAAATGTTTGATTGTTACTAAAAATGCTTGGAGAGTGTACTATAGGGATATATTTCCATTTGGCGTAGGAATTAACAAATACAAAGGCATAAATCCTCTGTATCAAGATTATGCTCAAAGTGAGATTAAAAGAGAGATAATATCTGCATTGAAAGAACACGATTATATAAAATCAATTATAAATTATTATTCTGAATTTAAAGAAGATAAACTAAGTTTTGAGTTCGATATAGTATTAAAAGGCGGAGAAAAAGAAATGCTCAACATTTCTGAAACAGTTGAATTTAAAGATTTTTAATCGGAAGAAGGTGAAGAAATGGTAACTAGAAAAGATATAGATGTTTATGAAAATGACATAAACAGTTTAGTATCGGATATATTTAATGGTGAATTTATGATTAAATATAGCGATACCGCTGGAAGTTTTACGGCAGATATCGTGAGAGCGTTTTCCACAGAATTAATTGTGCAGCAGAAGTTATATGATGAAATGTCAAAAAATTACAGCGTCGATACAGCTGAAGGTATTTATCTTGACAGCATTTGTAAAGAAGACTATATTTTTAGGAAAAAGGCAAATGTAGCGACTGGAACGGTTAGAATTTATGGGACAAGTGGGGCATTGATTCAAAAAGGAATGCTAGTAGCAAGTAATAATTGCACATACACTATTGCTGAATCGAAAATAGTAGCATACAAAGAAACTGGAACAGTTGGATATAGCGATGTTAATGTTGTTGCAAATATCGCTGGAATAATTGGAAATTGTGGAATCGGGGAAATAAATAAATTCTCTGAAAGTTATGTCGGACTTGAAAAAGTAGAAAATCTTAATATTATTTCAGATGGAACAGATGAAGAGAATGATGCAGAATTGCGAGAGAGAAGAAGAAAAATATTATCGGTCCCAAGTGTAAATTACAATACAAATATGATTAAAGAAATGATACTAAATAAATTTAAGAATGTGAAGAAATTAAGAGTAATTCCAAGATGGAATGGTAAAGGGACAGCTAAAATTATTGGAATTGGCGAAGCTGGGCTGAAATTAAAAGACGAAGAGCTGAACAATATAAAAACATATTTGGATAATGAAATTATAACAGATGCGGAATTTACGGTAAAAACTATCAAAGAGAAAAGTATAAGTCTTACATTTGAAGCTATATTAAACAAGGAATACAATGAGCAAAGTGCAATTGAACTTACAAAAAGTACTTTAAATCAAGTGTTTTTAGATAAATTATTTGAAGAGAATAGAATTTATTATGCGGAAGTAATTGATAAGTTGTTAGAAATAAAAGCATTTAAGAAAATTTCAAATATAGATATTAATAACACTAAAGAGGATATTATATTGGAAGATGAAGATTTAATAAGTGTTTTAAATATAACGCTGAAAACTTTAGATTAATTTTAGGAGGAAAAAATGAGCGGATTCACATTAGGGGCAAAAGCTAAAATATTGAATACACTGTTTGAAGGCAAAACATATTATGCTGGGCTTTTGACAGCAGTTACAACGGGAGAAAATGGAAAAGAAAATGCTACAGAGCTTGTTTCAGCTTCATATGCAAGAAGGGCTATAAATTTTGGGTCAACGACATCGAATGAAACAAGTAACTTAGCTTCAGTAAAGTTTCCTGAAGCAAGGGAAGACTGGGGGCGTGTAATAGGAATTGGAATTTATGATTCAATAACTGGTGGAAATTTAATAAATTATGCTACTTTTGACGCAAGAGATGAGGTTATAATTTATGCTTTAATGCAATATGAAATCGCCAAAAATTTTTATGTGATTGGATTTAGAAACTAATGGTAAAAAATGTACACCAGAAGTCAGTTGAATATATAAAAGATAATTTTAATATAAGCGAATTATCAAATTTCTATGTAAAAGATTTCGTAAATGATGGTAGAAATAATGATTTTGCTTTAATCAAAAGCAATCCTAAAGTAGCAAATTTTGTGAAACATACGAATAAATTATCTGAAATGACAGTATCAGAATTATTAAATTATAAAGTGAGTGATTTTTTATTTTTCGTTGGATTGGATGATTATGTAAACTTTACACAAAAAATTACTGAAAAAAAGTTCCCGTTAATTTTTTCATACGACAATGATTATGCTGATGTTATATACAATCTTGCTAAAAATGATTACTACAACAGTATGATAAATTCCCTTCCGGGAATATTCAGAAATTCAAATCTTATACAAGATGTATTTCATTTTGCGGATCTTGAATTAAAATCACTGGAATTTATAATTGGAACATTAGTAAAAAACAGAAGATTTATAACGGCAAGAAATGAAGTTTTAGAAGATTTTGAAGAACATTATAAATTAATATCAAGTAAAAATTTATCAACAATTTTTAAAATAAACAGAATCATTTCCAAACGTATTTTAAGGCGTACAACTACTTTACGGAATTTTAGAGATACAATGAAACTATATTTTATCTATAACGACAATGTAACAATAACGAATGATAAAAATAATTTTCAGTACATTGTAGATTTTCGTTCTAGCCCTGTAGATAAAGAATATTTAGATTACTGGCTGGAATTGATTTATGAAGTTATACCAATCTGGTACGACATAAAAATTGTATATTAAATGAAGGGAGAAAAAATGAAACAATCAACACTAGATTTAATAAAAAATATAAATGAAAATACCTTTATACCTGCAACTACTCAAAATGAATTATTTGAACTGTTTCAATTAGATACAGTCGCTGATTTAAGAAAAGTTTCAAGGAATTTTATGAAAGTGTATGAACTTTTGGAACATTTCGATAATCAGACTTCAAACGCCACGGAAGAAAAAGAGGGTATTGTAAAATTTGGAACAGAAGCAGGAAATGCAATAGATGCGAAAACTTGGAAACAAGCAATAGGACAAACATTAGGTGGATATGTAAGTAAAGTTGAAAATAAAGAAGCTGGGAAATGGTATATAAATGATTTGACTGACGGGAAAATATACAAGTGCATACAGAGTCACACAAGTACAAGTTTCGATATTACTAAATTTGTGGATATTACGAATGTTGGACTTTCGGACAAAGTGGAAAATTTATCTGAATTTGAAAGCATAAAAATTAATATTCAAAACGGATATATAAAATTTGTGAAAACTGGTAAAGCTGTTAATTGTTCACTTTATCTAGAAAATTTAGTTTCTAGAATGTCTTATAAAGATGGCGATATTATTTGCCAGTATCCTGCAAATTTTTTTCCGAAAAACGAATACATGAACATGGAATTCGCTGTTATCACGGTTGAGCAAAATAATTTGACAGGGACTACAAGGCTAATTCCACTTCAGCAAGGTATAACAATTTGGGGAGTCTCTGGGAAAGAGTTTTGGCAGATAAAAGGAACTGCTAATTACTTTACTTCATAATCAACTGGAAAATTTGTTTAAAATCGAAGTATTAGCAGCGACAAATTTTTTGGGGTATTTTGCTGGACAAAACGTTACAGAATGGTTCGTTTCGTTGCCTAGTCGTATAGACATCAAAAAAATAATATCTGTAACTAATTTAAACTTGGGCTCATTAACAGAATACAATAACATAGATTATGTCTACAATTGCGTCCGAATGGGCTGTCAAGGCGATTCATCGAATGTTCCGCTTGCTGCAGTAAAAGTTGCTGTTGCATATTTTACTTAACTGGAAAATTTGTCCAATGTTGAAACTTACGTAATAGACCCGAGACTTACAGTCGGAGTAATTTACAAAATTGGGAACATTTGTATCTTAATTTTAGATACAAACGAAGTGTATAACGGTCGGAGTTATGGAGATGTCCTTTTTAATATACCTGAAAAATTTCGCCCAATTTTTAGAATACCAGTTCCAGTCGGATTAATCAATACCACAAATGGCGGGGCGGCTCATATTGAGACAGATGGTAATGTTATATGGCGTGGTTCAAAAACGGTTTCTGCGTTGTATATTAATGCCGTGTATTTAACTAATTAAAACCCAATTGCTTGCCAACGGATTCCTGTTGTCCTGAGTTCGCCAGAACTGTCACGTCCAAAAATTTCAAATTTACCTTCGTCGACAGGAGCGGCTCCAGTTCTGTGAGCTCCTCCACCTGTATCGGATGTGACAATTTGATAGTTTCTGTTTTTAAAACGTGTAGGCAGATTGACATAACTATTACCGTTTTGGGCAACTGAATCGCCCCACTGGATTATTAATCCAAATGAAAATTTTACCCAACCGTTGCCAAAACTAAACAAATTTTCCAGTTTCATCAAGAATAAAATTTGTGAAATTTCCTTCAAGATTATTTGCTGAAATGTTTAAAAATACAGTTGGAGCAAATTCCGCAGGCAATTGTAACAATGTATCCTTGTTGTTTTTATTGTTGAAATAAGAAGCACTGTCTACACTTAGAACTGCTGTTTTCCCAATTTTTATTACTTTAGCATACGTTAAGTTCGGAGCAGTAAAAGTATGTTCTTTAATTTCGCATAAATTTTCCACTTTAGTTATTTACAAATATACGCAACTGTAAATAAATAAGATCCATTTTTTGTATTGTTCTGTTTGAAAGTCAATTTTCCAGTCTATAATATTAAAATATCGAATATTATAGAGGAGATGATAAAAATGGAATTGCAAGAGTTGAAAGGGAGAAATGCAGAAATTTATTGGGAGTATCTAAACAGCTGTATAGCGAAGAATGAGGCGACTAAGAATACGACTTACAAGACATATTTGAACAATATGAAACAGTTTGTAGAGTATTTGAGAGTGTATGAGAATAATCGTTATTTGTTGAGCAAAGATACTTTAAAATTTATTGTGAGTATTTTAGAGCGGTATATCAGATATTGCAGAGAGGTCAAAGGAAACAATGCTAGAACTATAAACAATAAAATCACGGCTATATCAAGTTTTTACATTTGGGCAGTTAAGCGGGATTTGGTAGCAACACATCCGTTCAGGGATAAACTTGATAGATTGAAAGTTACAGATGTAGAGAAACGGAGAAATAGTTATTATTTGAGTAATAAAGAAATTATTGAAATTAATGTCAAAATGGAAATGGACAAACGGTATGATTTGCAAGACAGGATCATATTTAATTTGATAATTGACACAGCTTGTAGGATTTCGGCATTGCAGTCGATAAAATTGGAAAATATTGACTTGGAAAATGGAATAATAACTGGAATCGTGGAAAAGGAACAAAAGATTGTGGAATTTGCGATATTTGAAGAAACAACAGATTTAATAAGGGAGTGGTTGAGATGTAGAAATGACAATGTAGAATACTTGCTTATTACTAAATACAACGGAGTATTTAAACAAATGAGCAAAAGCACGATTAGAGACAGAGTAAAAAAGATTGGAAAGTTGGTTGGAATAGATAATCTATATCCGCACTCATTAAGAAAAACATCAATAAACTTGATTGCAAAAACAGCCGGAATTGACCTAGCGAGTGAATTTGCAAATCATAGCGGAACAGATGTAACTAAAAAGCATTATGTCAAAAAAACAAGTGCAAGAGAAAGAAAAAATAAACTGTTAGAAATTAGGAAAAAGGCTGGATTTTAACAGTAAATAATAAAGAAATTTACGAATTTATACAGAATTTTGAAAAATATTTATTGATTTTATTGACTTTGTACATATTTTAGATTTTAGTAATTTAATAAAAAATGTATATAAGCATAAACCAAAATCATCTCAAAGTCTTTAAAAATCAGTATTTGTATTTTTAAATTTCGTATAAATTCGTAAGTTAGCACAGAATTAAATTTGAAAGGAGAAATAAAAAAATGGAAGGATTCAGAGTATATTTATACGATAAAAATGGGAATATAATAGGAATATTTTTAGCACCATCTCAAAAAAAATTTGAGGCTGATAAATTGAAATATTGCAGTGAATATAGAGAAGGGGAAAATTTTATATCCTACACAGAAATTAAAAATCCAGTTTTGGACAAAAAAACTGGAGAAGTTAGAGAAATGACTATTTCGGAACAAGTTCAAGCAGGAATATTAATTTTATCAAACGGACAATATTTAGAGGGTGAAGAAATAAAAACTGTTACAAAACCAAATGACTGGAGCATTTGGGATAAAAATAGCAATACTTGGAAAGTTGATAATGATTTATTAAATAAAAAACTAAAAGAATTAAGAGAAAAAGCATTGAAAGACTTAGCAGAAGCTAAATCAAATTTTTTGAATCAGCCGCTTGAAATTGAAAAAGATAGCAAAAAATACACATTTGAAAATAACGAAAGAAATAGAAATAGCTTATCTCTTAAAATGTCGCTAATGTGGACTTTGGAACAAGATAAAATCGAGAAAGTAAAAGTGCAAAATGATAAAAAAATGGTTGAGTTTATTGAATTGAACAGGTCAGAATTAAAAGTTTTGGCTAAAAAAATTCAGGACATCGTAGAAGTTGCTGACATGGCAGAACAAATGGCAGTAGTTGGAATTAGTCGATATAATATCGAGCAAATGTCGGAACTTAATGTAAGTGATTTTTTTCAAAATTAATCAAGAGGAGAAATTATGGAATTAGAAAAAGACAAGCTATATATATGTTTCCACAAGCCTAAGAGACTGATTGGGCATTTAATAGCACTGTGGACACTAGGTAAATATTCACACACTGAATTTATCTATGACGGACAGGTGTTCTTATCTAACCCTGGAGGAGTTAGGACAAGGAAATTTGAGTATCAGAAAAATATGGAAATTTATGAGCTTGACAAAAGTATCGACCCTAAAGATGTGATTGAATTTTTTAAAACGGCACAAGGCAAAGGATATGATTACTTAGGAATACTGGGGCAATTTTTCTATGCTGACAAGGTACAAGATGCTGGCAGATATTTTTGCAGTGAATTTTGTTTAAATGCGGTAGATTATGCCCTGCAATTTACATTGACTTATAAATGTAAATCTTTAAAGGACAGGGTTGGCTATCAATTTAATCCGTCCAAATTGTTTAAGTATTTAAAAAATATGGAATTAATAAAAGAAAAGGAAGTGATATAAATGTACGTATTAAGTAAATTAAGTTTAAAAAGACTAGAAGGAGTTCATCCGAAACTTTCAGAATTGTTTAAGAGGGCGATATCTAGCAGCCCACATGATTTTATGGTAGTACAAGGATTGAGAACGGCAGAATATCAAAAAGAATTATATAGTCAAGGACGGACAAAACCTGGCAAAATTGTAACAAATTGCGATGGGTATACGCATAAGTCAAATCATCAAGCTAAAAGTGACGGATATGGACATGCTGTCGACTTTGCAATTTATGACCCTTCAATTCCAGGAAACATTGATTGGGATAACAATAAAAAATATAAAGAAGTTGCGGAGCATTTAAAAAAGGTTGCAGAAGAAATGAAAATAAATATTGAATGGGGTGGGGATTGGCGAAAATTCAAAGATTACCCACACATCGAATTAAAATAATAAAAATAGGAGATGATAATAATGGATAAATTAGCAGCCAAAATATATTTAACAGGTAAAATTTTAGAATTGGGAAAGACTTTAATCTATAAAACAGAAATAGTTGCAAAAGGAAAAGCTGGAGCAGAAAAGTTTAAGCAGGTGTATGAAGGTTTTTGGGATAAGTTAGAAGATCTGTTGGAAAAAGAAAAATCAATTGATAGAAAATGGATTCCTGACTTCGTAGAAGAGATTGGTGAAGAAGTTCTAACAGAAGTTTTAAAGGAGGCTAGAAAGACATTTGACTTAAAAGTTATACTGCAACAAATTTTTGATGAGGAAAAATTGGGGAACAAAAACATATTATAACAGCATAGGAGAACAGGAATGTATTTTAAAGAAATTAGTGATTTAGGTGCTTTAGTGGTTATATGTGGGATATTTTTATATTTTGTGAAGAAAATTTTTGATTTGGTAATAAACGATATTAAAAACAGCTATGAAAAAATAATCAGTGAATTACAACATGCTGAAGCAGGGCGGGCAGTTCTTATAGCAGGGAATGAAAAACTTATAGAAGTTCTTAACAGGTTAGAAAGTAGATTAAGAACGGAAAAAATAACAGGAGAGGCACTTGGAATAATGCTTAATACTAAAGGAAGTCAAATGTGTCTTTGTATAAAGAATGAAGCAATAGATATAATTAATACAAACAGTATTGATAAAAATTGGGATTCTATAGAAAATGAAATGGATAATCTTTATGATGATAAAATATTAAAATTTCAGAAAGAATATCATAATTTAATGGAATTCGACACGTTTTCAGAAATTAATAAGCAATTTATTGTAGAGCTTAAGAAGTCAAAAGATGGAATAATATCAATATTGTCAAATTTAAAAGAGGCACGGGAGCTTATGGATTATAGAATAGCAATAAGAAGAGTGAGTGCTGTTATGGATAAGACTAAAAAGAATATGCACAAGATAATAGCAGAAATAACAAATGAAGGATAG